TGACTTTGTTCCAAATCCATTAAAGTCAGGACCTGCTTTTGTTTGTGCTAAAAGATATTCCTTTGACCAAATACAAGGACAGTTTGACCAAGTTATAGGTTTAATGGCTGCTATGGCAAAAGTAAATATTATGTCAGTCATAGCAATGGAAGATGCAGTATTTACAGAAACAAATATTGTAGGTGAGATTGAAAGTGGACAATACCGTAAAGGTAGAAATGCTATTAACTATTTAGCACCAGGTTCACAAGTAATTAAACCAGTTACTAACTTGCCTTATCAGTTATTTGAATCTGTATCAAGACTTGAAAGACATCTTAGAACTGTAGCAGGTTATCCTGTACAGGACGATTCTATATCTCCTAACAGTTTTGTTACTGGTAGAGGATTAGAAGAATTACAAGCAGGTATTGGTGCAATGGTAAATGAATATCATAAAGTATTACAATACGCTATTCAAGATTTAGATTACAAAAGATTAGAGTTAGATGAACTTTCATTAAACAAACGTAAACCATTAGTAGGTACATTACGTGGTTCATCATTTGCAGAAAGCTATACACCTGCAACAGATATAGATAGTAACTTCTTAACAAAACGTAAGTATGGTGCTATGGCTACATTTGATGAAGCAAGTAAAGTTATTACAGGTTTGCAATTATATCAAGCAGGTATTATTGATAAAGAAACTATGCAAAAAGAAATGGACGGCTTAGATAATCTACAAATGATTAATGAAAAGATTACTAAAGAAAAAGCTGAAAAAGTTATGTTTGAATCGTTATTAGCTAGAGCTAGTCAAAATGATGCTAAAGCTCAAATGGCATTAGTAGAGATATATACTAATCCTAATAATATTGGTTCTATATTGAAGAAGTATTTTACTGCAGAAGAGCCACAGCTAAATCAACAAGAAGCTATGATGGCACAGTTAGGTGGAGCAGCACCACAACAAATGGCTGTTCCTGGTGGTGCACCTCCTGGACCACAAGATGTTTTAAGTTTATTACAAGGAGCAGGATAATGGAAGAAGAAGTAAATATTAATAATGCCTTTCATAAAATTATTACTGCAGAAGATTGGAAGATTAATAAATTAGATGTTGCAGAATTGTATTTAAACGACCAAATACAAGAAACAGAAGATAGCGAGTGGAGAAATATGGATGGCTTAACAATAGTATATGTTCCAGGATATGGGAGATTACAAATGGTATGGATAGAAGATAACAATGACTAGAGGTATTAAAAAAGGTGCATTTGGAATAGATGCTCAAAGAGGTGAAGGTGCAGCAGAACGTGAAGCTGCTTTAAGAGGAGCACCATTACTTCCTGAAGATGAAGCAGTAATAGGTGGTGTTAGTGCTATAACACCCGATGTTATTCCTGCTGCAACTCCAGTTGCTACAAGAGGACCAGTTATAGAAGGTAATGCTTTTAGAACTACAGATAGTCAAGTTAATCCTGTAGATGAACTACCTCAAGTAGAAGGTTATATGCCAAACAATCCTACAAACATAAACAGAACAAACGCAATACTTGCAAGCATCAATGACATACTGGGAGGTTCAGAAGAAGCAAGTGCTATGATAATATAAAACTATGGCACTTTACGGATATGAACCACCTGACTTAGAGCTTGCAAACATTGACGAGCAAAGAACTAAAGAAAATCAATATAAAGCTGTTAAGTCACAAATAGAATCTAAACCTGATATAGGTGTAAACCTAGAAGGTATTGTAAATAAATACGGCAATATTCTTGGTAGAGATATTATGGTAGGTTCTGCATTGTTAGGTTTTACTGAAGATTCACCTGAAATATCTGCATTAGTTCAAAGACAAATAGAAATAGAACAAGAAAAATCTAAAAAGTTTGGTGAACAATTACGTGCTGTTGGTAGAGGACTTGTACGTGGTGCATTTGTAGGATTAGATTCGTTTGCTGAAGCATTAGTGAAAAGACCATACCAAGCTGCTGCAAGAGCTGCAATAGATGGTGGAATGTCACCACAATGGGCTAACTTAATATGGATATCAGAATTAGTTAGTGCAGGTAATGGAGAAAATGTTATTGAGTTTTTATCAGGTGATAAAGAGTTTGCTGAAAGATATGATAGAGCTAAAGCTCAACTTGGACCTACTGTTGCAACTAGAGCATTAAGTTCATTAGCTAAAGGTGAAAAAGTAAACTTAGGTGAAGGATACTTTGGTAACTCAACACTTGCTAGAGATACAGCTATATATAAACAAATAGCAGGTACTATCAAAGACCCTGAACAATTAAAAGCAATAGAACAAGTTATTCAACAACAATTAGGTACACCTATAACAGAATTAGAACGTGAAGCTGTTGAAGCTAATAAGTACAGAGGTCAAACAATAAGCCCTGGTCGAATTATGGCTATGAACTTTGCACAACCTGGAACTGAAAGATATAGACAAGTATCAGGTTTAATTGATGGTGTTGTAACTTTAGGACTTGACCCTGCAAACTTAGTAGGTGCTTGGGTTGGTAAGTTAACTAAAGCAGGGAAAGTATTTACAACTTCCAATAAGATGACTGGTTGGTTAGCAACTAGAAGTACAGGTGCAGATATATTTCAAGCTGTTGATACCATTATTGATGGTAAGAGAGCTTTTAGATATGTAGATGTTGGAGATAACATACTAACTAAATCAACTTATACATTAGATGAGTTAGATGCACTAGCCAAAGAAGGTGGTAGAAATACTTATAATTTCTTTACACAAAAAGGTCAAGTTGTTACTACAAGAAATAAAGTTAAACCGTTAAAAGGACAACCTTATACTTCATTAGGTAAAACAATATCAAGAGTACAAGGTGATGGTGTAAACCTTTCTGTTCTTATTGATAGAGATGCTATAACTAAAACTCTTAGAACTGGTCCTGATGGAAAAGTAATTTATGGTGGTGGTAGAAAAGGAATAAAAGAAGGTGTAATTAACGATTATGAAGATTACGTAGATTTTATTTTGGACCACGAAGCAACTCACGCATTAGCTTTTAAAGGTGAAGCTCCTGCTCATATACAAAGATTACACGATAAATCTCATAAGTTACGAAGAGCTAGACCTGAGGATATGGATGTAGATGCTGTTAGAAAAGCAGGTGCAGAATATGAAGAAGCTATTAATGCTTACGTTAGTGGAGTAAGACTTGGTCGTGTTAAAGATATAGAAAAAGCTAAGAATGCTTCAGGTTTATCTAAAGTATTAAAGCCTTCATTAAATAAAACTAGATTTGAGGAATGGCATAACACTACAGGTAAACAGATATACGAATTTATTTATGACAACGTACAATCAGGTGGAATTAAATACGAGAACTTAATGAAGATACTGCCTGACTTAGACCCTGCATCTAAACAAGCAATACTTCGAGCTACCTCTGCTGATGAAGTTGGAGATATTATTGCTAAGAATGTTAGGTCAGGAAACATTACAAAAAGATTAGACCCTTATTCGTTTACTTTTAGGGGACACGTATCAAGAGCAGCAGGACGTGTATTTGGAAAGAATGGAAAAATACTAGATGATGGTGGCAAGATTGACTTTTCAGATATGGGAGATTTTTTAGGAGTAGGAGCTGTTGTATCAAGAAAAGCATCTGATAGTAAAATGTTTAGATTATTTAAAGAGGTATCTCCTTCATATATAACTGCTCACTCTACTGTTAAAGGATTTAGAGAATTAGAAAAACTTATTGATTCATTACCATTTAATGCAAATCAAAGAAAAGAACTGTTTGAAAAACTTGGTGATTCAAATGTTAAATTAAACGATATGGCTTTGTCAGGAACTAAAGTGTCTAAAATTCGTATGACAGAAGAATTTTATAATATATTGCTAGGTTCAGGTAAAGGAGCAGACAAAGGAATACTTG